AATTTTTTCACTTTCCAGAGGTAGGTGATTTTTTTATATTTCCAAAAACTCTTTATCACTTTGTACAACCTTTTAAGGTAAAAGCTGAGAGAATATCAGTAGCTTGTAATTTTAGTTGGGAGAAAGAAGACAAAACCGATTAGGTATAATAAATGTTATTACAAAACATAGAACTGTATGAGACTAAAAAATTTCAATATTTGTTAATACCTAAAAATGGTAGTACGTCTGTGTTAAAATGTTTTGAAAAAACCCCACATGTGGTAAAGAAAAATTTAACTAATAAAGTAAGATGGGCGGTAGTTAGAGAACCCGTTGATAGATTAATATCTGGTTTAGCTTATGACATTAATTTACAAAAATTATCTTTAAAAGATATTTCTATAGACTCTTTGTTTTATTCTAATATGCACTCTATTGTAAAAGAGTTTCATTTTGTATCTCATACTTCTTTACAAATATATTACCTGTACAACGCTAAAATAAATTGGTATGTTGACTTGAAAGATTTAAATATATTTTTAAAAATGCATTTTAATAAAGACATAAAGATTAATAAAGGCGCTAGTAAGATAAAAGAACAAGTTACAGATTTTGTTTACAATAACATGAATAAAATAAAACCTTATTTAATGCCTGATATAAAAATGTACGAAGCAATTCAACAATCAGAACAATTATGGCAATGGCAAAAAGGTAGAATATTTGATGAAGAAAAATAACATATTAAAAAGATTTTCTAAACTATTAGTTAATCCAAGCTACCCTAAAAGAAAGATGGCTTGGAATATAAAAGGCAGATTAAAAAATTCTAATCGAGTAGACAGATTTGATGTTCAAGATTTTAAAATACTAGAAAATGGTATGGAAGGTAGATTTGGAAACCTTTTTGATAACGTTGATAAAATGGTTTTTGAGAGAGAAGATAAATGGATTATTGTTGATATGGAAGAGCTATCTAAATATTTGATAAATAATCACATATTGAAGATTCATCTAAATGATTTGATAACAAATACGGATTGGACCATAATCATCCCTAAAAAGCACGCTTGATCTTGCGAATATAATAAACTATATTTTCAACCAAAAATCGGTATAATAGACAGATGCTTAAAAAAGTACAATTTTTACCTGGATTTAATAAACAACTCACCGAAACTCAAGCTGAAGGACAATGGGTAGATGGTGATAATGTTAGGTTTAGATACGGATCACCAGAGAAAATAGGCGGGTGGTCACAACTAGGTTCAAACAAGCTCACAGGCGCAGCTAGAGCCATGCATCATATTGTAAATAGTAGCGGTATAAAATATTCTATTATAGGAACTAATAGAATCTTATACGCTTACTCAGGAGGTGTGTTTTATGATATACACCCGATTCGAGCAACTACAACTTTAACAAGCGCATTTAGTACAACTAACGGATCTCCAACTGTTACTATAACTTTTTCTACAGGGCACAGTCTTAATCCAGGAGACATAATATTATTAGATAATTTTAGCACTATTACAGGATCTAATTTTGGTGCATCTGATTTTGACGACAAAAAATTTATGGTGACTAGCACACCAACCAATGTCACAATTACAATAACGATGGCATCAAATGAAACTGGCTCAGGCGCGACAACATCTGGAGGTATTAGAGTTCAATCCTATTATCCTGTTGGACCTGCAGAACAGTTACCTGGATTTGGTTGGGGTTTAGGTTCTTGGGGTGGTGAGGTAGCTAATCCTCAAACAACAACTTTAAATGGAGCTTTAGGTGATAACACAGCGGGAACAGGAGGGTCAGGAACTTCTATAACGTTGACTAGCTCTACAGGTTTTCCAACGACAGGAACAAATTTTATAAAAGTAGGAACAGAGGAAATATCTTACACTGGGGTGTCTGGTAATGACTTAACTGGAATTACAAGAGCAGTTCGAGGAACAACAAGAGCTGCACATTCAGATGGAGCTACGGTAACAGACACTTCTGATTTCGTGGCGTGGGGCGAGGCTGCATCAGGAGATTTAGTAATTGATCCAGGCCTTTGGTCTATCGATAACTTTGGTAGTAAAATTATTGCTTTAATACATAACAAACAAGTTTTTGAATGGAACGCAGATGCTGCAAATGCTAATGCAACAAGAGCAACAATTATATCTGGTGCACCAACAGCATCAAGAGATATGATTGTATCTACACCGGATAGACACTTAGTGTTCTTTGGCACAGAAACAACAATAGGAACTCCAAGCACACAAGATCAAATGTTTATTAGATTCTCTAACCAAGAGGATATTAATACTTACACACCTACAGCAACTAACACAGCGGGTACTCAAAGACTTGCGGATGGATCTAGAATTATGGGAGCTGTCAGAGGTCGTGATGCAATTTACGTTTGGACGGACACTGCTTTATTTACACAAAGATTTATTGGTCCACCATTTACATTTGGTTTTGCTCAAGTAGGAACTAACTGTGGACTAATAGGCCAGAACGCTGCAGTAGAAGTAGATGGTGCTGCTTACTGGTTTTCAGAAAATGGTTTCTTTAAATATGCCGGTGCCTTACAATCACTACCATGTTTAGTAGAAGATTTTGTTTTTGATGATTTAAATACTACAGCTAATCAACTTATAAATGCAGGATTAAATAATTTGTTTGGAGAAATTAATTGGTTTTATTCTTCGTCCGGATCAACAGTTATAGATAGAGTTGTAACTTACAATTATTTTGAGTCGACTCCCGAAAGACCCATATGGACAACAGGAACTTTAGATAGAACAACTTGGCAAGACTCTGCAGTTTTTGGTAAACCACATGCTACAGATTACGATGCTGGCTCTGATAACTCTTATGACGTCGTGGGTAATACAGACGGATGCACAATATACTACGAACATGAAACTGGCACAGATCAAGTTACATCTACAGCAACAACAGCCGTAACTTCCAATATACAATCTGGAGACTTTGACATTTCTCAAGGTGGTGACGGTGAGTTTTTTGCAAAAATTAGAAGATTTATACCAGACTTTTTATCTCAAACAGGTAACACTCAAATTACATTAAACTTAAGAAATTTTCCTAATAACACAGAAGCAAGTTCAGCTCTTGGTCCTTTTACAATTTCATCATCAACAGAAAAAGTTGATACAAGAGCAAGGGCAAGAGCAGTGTCTTTAAAAGTAGCAAATACTGCAGCGCAACAGAGTTGGAAACTTGGTGGATTTAGGTTAGATATACAACCAGACGGGAGAAGATAATGGCAAAGATAGTACAGGTATTAACAAGACCAGCACCAATATACAGACAAGATGTTGCTGACGCACAAGTTAGAGATCTTGATGCAATAGTGCAAAAATTAAACACAACATATCAACAAGAATTAAAGGATGAAGTAGACGCACAAAACTTCTTTTTAAATTAATGTCAAATAGTTTTATAAATGCAAAAGTAGATCTAACAACGACTGACAACACGACGTTGTACACAACGCCATCTGCAAATGTTGCTTTAATAAAATCAATACTAGTATCCAACGATGCTGGTTCTGGGTGTAATCTAGATGTTACTTTAACAGACAGCTCTGGCAATGTGTTTAGTTTATTTAAAACCAAGACTATAGCAACTAATACGACAACCGAACTTTTAACTCATCCTCTTGTAGTAGAAGAAAGTGAGATATTAAAGGTACAAGCTAGTGACGCGAACGAGCTGCACGTCATAGCTTCTATACTACAAATACAGCCAAGAGAGGTAACGACATAATGAAGGAAATAAGCATGAAACCGAAGGAGATTATAACCACTATATCTAACTTAAAAACAGGTGAGATATATGAAACAGAAGAAGACTGGAAGACAAAAGGAGTACCAGAAACAGAGATTAGAAGGGATGTTAAGGTGATTATGCCAAGTCTTGATTTCTTAGGAAAAACCAAGTAGATTGGAGTTTACAGGATTTAAAACCTGCCTTAACAATTTAGCTAAATTATGACAATATCAAGAGGACAGATGAAAAGACAATTATACATGGGCGGCGGCATTATGGATATTGTGCCTAGAGAACCTGCTATATTAGGTGGTATTAAAAAAGCTGTTAAAAAAGTTACTAAAGGCGTAAAAGATATTGCAAAGTCTGATCTTGGTAAAGCTGCATTATTATATGCAGGTACAGCAGGACTTGGAGCTTTGGGTGCAAAACTTGGAAGCGGAGTTGCTACTTCTGGCTTTGGAGGAATATTTAATCCAGGAAATGTATTAAAAAATTTAGGAGCTTCAAAATCTTTTCTAGCAGATAAATTTTTAGGACCTGTAATAAGTGCAACTGGTGAAGAACCTTTTAGAAAAGGCACCGCATTGTCAAAAGCTTTAGGTATAGGTGATGGTAAAATAGGCGGTATAGGTAAATTAACTACACTAGGATTAGTATCTAAATTTTTAACAACTGAACTTGGTATGACAGAAGAACAAGCTGAGGCAGAATTAGCTAGAGATCCATCAACATACTTAGAACAATATTATAGAAATTTAAATCCACCAACTGCAGACACAAATTCAGAGCAGTATGAACAACAAGTTAGAGATTTTGTTATAGCTAACACATCTGAGTATTATGCTGTAGGTGGTAGAGTAGGTTTTGATAATGGTTCACCAAGATTTGATGATATCGATTTTGGTGCTATGCAAGATATAATGCCTAAATTAGAAGGAAGAGATGATAAATCAATTCCTATGCCTAAATTAGAATTAGAAGATGATATACCAATGCTTGGACCTGATGGTGAAATTAAAGTTAAACCTTTAAGAGGAATAGAAAACTTACAAGCCAGCGTTCAATACGAACTTCCTTTTGGAGAACCTTTGTTTGTTGTAAAACAAGCTGGAAGATTATTTGGAGTATTTGAACAAAAAGATGGATCTAGAATATTATTACCAATGGACAAATCTGGAAGCAGATTAGATTTAGCTAATGCAGGTCCAGTATTACCACCAGACCCAACACAACCTGTAAATCCTTTTGGACCAAAACCAGGAGACTTTGGAATTGAAGAGGATATTCCAATAAAGATGGCATCTAATATAGAGAACGATAAAATATTAGAAGCTCTGTTTGAAAAGTATTTAGATATGGGAATGTCTCCAATAGAAGCAGAAAAAGCAGCTTTTGCTGAGTTTGAGAGAATGAGTAAAAGAGAAGAAAAATTTTTTAGTACACCAAGAGGTCTAGCAGCTATAGGCGGTAGAATGGATAGTGCAAGCGATAACGCTATGCAAGCGGCGGGCATCGAGGGTCTACCTATAAGACAAAATCCAAAAGGTGTAAAAGAACTAGATCTTAGAGAAACTGGTGGATTTATACAACCAGTTGGTATAAAAGAAAAAGAAGATGACATCCCAGCGATGTTGTCTAACAACGAATTCGTATTTACAGCAGATGCTGTTAGAGGCATGGGCGGTGGTAATGTCAACGTAGGCGCACAAAGGATGTATGACATGATGAAAAAATTAGAGGCAGGAGGAAGAGTATAATGGCTGAAGTTGTAAGAACAGCACCAGCAGAGTTTATTGAAGCGGGTGCAAAAACATATCTAGACGACTTAACAAAAGCGATTGGTGGTTTTAAAACTACAGATCTTTCTACTATCATGGGTCCACAGTTTGTTGCTGGACCTGGTGCATTAACAACACAAGCAGAACAACTAGCTACAGGACTTGGTGGCTTTCAACCTTTTCTAACACAAGCACAACAATTAAGAGGACCTACAGCTTATCAAGCTTATATGTCTCCTTTTCAACAAGATGTTATTGACACAACATTAGCAGATTTTGATGTTCAAGCTGCAAAAGGTTTACCTGCATTAGCTGCTCAAGCTATCGGCGCTGGAGCTTTTGGTGGTGGTAGAGAAGGTGTACAAAGAGCCGAGTATCAAGCAGCAAGTGATAGAAACAGAGCTGCACTACAAGCAGGTTTATTACAACAAGGTTTTGGTCAAGCACAAAATTTATTAGCTTCAGATTTTGCAAGAAACGTTCAATTAGCACAACAAACACCTGCATTACTAGGTCAACAGATTGCAAGCTTAACAGGTTTAGGCGCGCAGCAAGCAGCGAGAGCACAACAAGGTTTAACAGCACAACAACAATTATTATCAAGACAAGCTTTACAACCATTAGAAGCAGCACAACAATTTGGTTCTGGTGTTACACAATTAAT